AAGAGCAAGATCGTCCTGAAAAACAGAGTCACAGTCATCAAACACTAAAACGTTTTTAGCATCAGAATACTTGTAAAGAACTGCGTAAAGACCTAGAGCAGTCATTGCACCTTTAACAACTTCATACCTAGTTCTGCTGTTAGTCAGTTGATCGAACAATGAAGCCTTCTCCATTTGTTGCTCAACACCGTAAGACTTACCTACTCCTGGAGGGCCTGAAACGATCATTGCTCTAATATCACCTGCGATAGTAGCCTTAGCCATATCGTCAAGTATATTGAATCTAGTTTTGATTCTGTCCATAGCCTCAGTTTCTGTTTCGACTACTTCAGGCTCAACATTAAGTGATTGATCTGCCATAATTGGTTTCTCAGTTCCCCATGTGATGTCGTTAATGTTATTAACTTTGATTTTAACATTAGCAATTTGAACTTGGGGAAACTTACCGTCATTTTTGACAGTAACGAATCCACCTCGTTTGCCTTCTGCGTAACCTTTAACCAACTCAAATTGTTGATTAACGATTGATTGATTTCTGTACTCGCCGTACTTTACTGTGATAGTCTGTGTCATATTAACTCCGTTGTGTCAGTTTAAGTTATACAATAATTATACTACCTTTGGGTAGTAATGTCAAGCCTTTGGGCAAACTTTTTTGAGATTTTTTTGTTTGCTTTTTTACTTTTCATACTATCTATTATACGGAAAAAGGTACCAAATGTCAAGCCTTTTTCCCATTATTTTACCATTATTTCGCCTAGTAAAATCAATGAGTTACGACTAATCTACAGTAATATCTTCCATACCAGCAGTTCTGAGACGTACAATATGTCCCATTTGCCACTGTTTTGCGTCTAGGCCTTTCATTATGCCCAGGTACTTGTTTCTAAGCAGGGCTACTTCGTTGATAAGATACTCAAAGTCTATCACTTCATCTTCTCCATCTACATACTTTTCAGCATCACGTGATGTCAAGGCTCGTTGATATTTCTCTAAGTATTTTTGAAAATGAGTTCTACGTATCTTACGGAGTTTGATGTTAAGCAGATTGAGCACCGCTTCAATCTCTTGTAATTGATTAAATCGATGCTCAGTAACGCCTGGAAGTGCTGATATCTGTCTCTCTACAAGACCTGATACTAAACAATCTCTTTTACTAGATGCTAGTTCAGTCTCATAGTGAGCAATAAAATCAGGTATGACAGACAAATCATGGCTAATACGTGTATACCAATTCAAGTAATACTCCTAGTTCCAATCATCGTCTTCATCATAATCATCATCTTCCTCTTCCCAAATTTCATCTTCATCTTCTGAAAAATAAGACAAGGCTTCTTTGATCTTTTTGTCGTCCTTAAAGGCTTTTTTAATTTCCTGTGCGGACATTCCTTCATCGATCAAATGATTTACTAATACGTCTGCCGCCTCATGTATGTCACCGTCTTCAATTGAAGGTTTAATAACTTCCCACACTCTGGCTAGATCGTTTAAATTCATATGCTATTCCTCCGTCTCAGATGCTGTATCTTCCTCGTTATTTAGTTTGTCGAGTGCATCTTTAACTTCAGAGTATTCTTGCATTAAATTATCCAAACATCCGTCTTCATTTGCTTCCCAAGGCTTTCTGAACTTAAGAACTTCTTCTCCGCTCTGAGAAATATATTTTAGACGATTGCCTTGTTTCGTAAGCAAGCCTGATTTTTCAAATAAATCAACTAGTCCAGAATAAGGATTCATGCCTGTCTCGTAAGGAATCTTCACTTGCACACCCTCGAAAGGTTTTGCATAACGAGTCTTCATTACTTTACAACCTGCACGAATACCTCTTACATCAGAGATTTTATTCCCTGCGGCATCTTCTTTTAGTTTCATTTTCTTCATAGCAACAACGATACTTGATGCATAGATAAAGCCTTGACCACCAGAGATTTTATCGTCTGGGTCAAACATATCTTGTGATGCGTAAGTATGATTCGTTGCAACTAATCCAACATTGTAACTACCGAACATGTTAACTGAGTTCCTAACTAAAGCAGTCAATGCCTTAGGCTTACGACCCATGTCACCTTTCATATCACCTTTGTCAAATTGATCAACATCAGTTGGTGTCAGTAACATACCCAATGAATCGATTACAAACAACACTTTAGGACGTTCTTCGTCTGCCATGTCTTTATAATCTTTCATAAAGGTTGAGATAGTTTTTGCAACATCGTCAATCATGCTCATGCTTAACTTAAGAAGTTTTTCTTCTGATGTATCAACACCAAGTGCATGAAGCCATGTTTCATCAAGTGCGTTTTCTGAATCAATTAAGACTACAAAAATACCTTGCTCTTGTGCTGACTTTACGACATTGCCTGCGGCGAAATATGATTTACCTGCGCCTGATTCTCCTGCAAAGACTGTAACTTTACCTAGAGGAACACCTTTGTTAAAGTCTCCTGAGATAAGATAGTTCAATGCATAAGAACCCGTAGAGATCCAGTCTGTTGGATCATTGAAACCTATCGACAAGCCGTCGATGGATTTGGTTATGTCTTTCCTAAATTTGGAAACGTCAAATGGTTTTGCCACGTCTACTCCTATTGATTAGATTGTTTGTTGTTAATTCTACTAGAGTTAGAAGGTTTTTGCAAGATTTCTGGGCAGGCTTCTGCCATATCATCTAAATCATAATCAGCAGGATAATGTCTGAGTGCGGCTCTTGCCCTATCTCTGATAAGACTTGGTACACGCGGAGTTTTTCCTGGATCGCATAATTCTTCTAATAATTTCTTCCCTTGTTTAAGGGCTCTAAATCTTTCGTCTGGTAGTGTCATTTTAATTTTCTCCTACAAAATATGGGGGAGTTGCCTCCCCCAGACTAACAATTAAGAATTGTTTTGTCTTGCACGTATCATTGCTAGAATGTCTTGTGCTTTATCACTAGATGGCTCAGAACTTTCTGCTGGAGCCGCTGAAGGAGTTTCTACTGCTGGTGCAGTTTCTGCTACTGGTTCTGCGACTGGGGCAGGTGTCTCAACTGCGGGTGCTGGTGCACTTGAAGTTGATTCATCTACTTTATCAGCACTTGCTGGTGCATCGATACCGAAAGGACGATAGTATGCTCCAAACTTGTCAGTGTCATATGGACGACCATCTACTGATGCCTCGAACATTTCTTTAATGACTCTGAGTTCTGCTTCTGAAGGCTTCTTAGGTAAGAAGTCTGCTAGATTGAATAGACCGTGTGCTTCGATAGCCGCTTGTTCTACATCTGTTAGTGCAGATTCTTTCCTAGACCATGATGATGTTGAATAATCAGCATATTGACCTTTTGTAGTCTTTCTGATATTAAAATCAAGACCACGCATTACGTCAGTTGGCAATTCTTCAATCTCAGGATCCATCAATGAACTTTTGATAGTCTGAAAGATTTGAGGTGAAATAACAAATCTACGAATAGGATTCGCAGGGGTGTTGTCTTCCCCAATTGGATTTTGACGAACAAAACCTTGGAAGATATATGATCTTTTCTTCCAGTATTTGTTTGCCATTTCTTTGAGAGTTTCGTCTTTGTACCAAGGACGAACTTCTGCTAATACAGGACAATTCTCACCGAACATTTCTACGCACGGTACTTGTACTGTTACTTGTCTCACATTTGGATCACCTTTCGTCTCTCAATCCAAAAGAACGAATTATTTGAATCCGCATCAGGTAAGAAACGTAGTGAGCAAGATGCTCCTTCGTCCATTTTCCAATGTGGATAGATCGCTCCATCAGATGTTGGATACTTAGATCCAGATGATTTATTTTCTTGTGCCGCGAGACGGGCACGGATGTCTGCTAGACTGGCCATAATGTTTTCTCCTATAATGTATGCCTAAGTTTAGTTCTATATGTGTTGTCGCAAGACCGAAGTCTCACTTGTTTAGTTTTGTTAAAAACATGACACATGAACATATTATATTGTATAAATGTTCCTATGTCAATAAGTATTTATGCCTGATTTACCCATTTATAAAAAACTTATAAGGGTGCGATCTTCAAGTTAGGGACTTGAGTAACAACAATCTCTGTTCAGTGCAAACTCCGGGTTAGTAGAGTTCATTTCTCTTGCCAAAATCATAAATAATAGTGCGAACTAACTTACGATTAAGGAATCAAATTATGCACATGAAACATTTGAAAATCGCACTAATTTTATTTAGTGTGGGTTTTGCCAGCCCAAATATTTTTGCTCAAGCAACAGGCACATGTACGGCGGGTACAGATAATTGTGAAGCAAGTACCTCTACGAGTACTACCACAAATACGAATACCAACACTTCGACTAATACGAATACCAACACCAATACTAACACTAGTACAAATACCAACACCAATAATAATACCAACACCAATACTAACACCAATACCAATACCAATACCAACAATAACACGAACACTAATACCAACAATAACACGAACACTAATACCAGTACTTCGACCAATACCAATACTAATAATAATACTAACACTAATACTTCGACCAGTACGAACACCAATAATAATACCAATAATAACACCAACAACACCACGTATAACGGTACCAACAACAATACCAATACGAATACGAATACCAACAATAATACCAACAATACGACCAGTAACAATACCAACACCAATAACAATACTAACACTTCGACTAGCACGAATACTAATACCAATAATAACACCAATAATACAACGGTGAATAGTACTTCCAATAATACGAATACTAACAACAACAATTCTAACATTAACCAAAATGTTAACAGTAATAGTAATTCTACATCGAATAATACCAATACGAATAATAACAACACGACCTCGAATAATACTAATACCAATAACAATAACAACACTTCTACTAGTACAAGTGACTCTAATGTGACCACTAACAATACCAGTAAGAATGAAAATAACAACACCAACACAAACAATAACACCAACATAAACAAAACTGATCAGACTATTAAACAAGAGATCACTACAAAGGCGCCACCTGCTAGTGCAATTGCACCAAGCATAGGGTCAAGTTATTCGCAAGATTTATGTACAACTGGTGTGTCTGGTGCGTTTCAGGGGCAAGTATTTGGTATATCAGGTGGTAAGTCTGTTAGAGATATGAACTGTGAAAGGATCAAACTATCTAAAACAATATATGATATGGGTATGAAAGTAGCCGCAGTATCATTAATGTGTCAGGATCCTAGAGTGTTTCAAGCAATGGAAATGGCCGGTACACCTTGTCCGTATATGGGTGCTATAGGTCCAGCCGCTTCTGAGCAATGGGAAGAAAACTCACAGAAAAGACCAGATACTAAGAAAGGTGTAAAAAGCAGATTACTTGGTGTATTAGGTTCTGATGAAATTGAAGTTGATAATATTGCAAATGTCTCTGATGATCAAGCCGCTTTTGTAGAAAAATGTACTAGACCCGACTTTAAGGGAAGACGTAAATCTAAGAGTTCTTGTGAGGCAGAATGGCACGATTCAAAATAATATCATTACTATTGATGCTACCCATGTTTGCGGTAGCACAATACAATCCTCCTAACTACAATGAGTCAAATGCTGACGGCACCAATACCATTTACTCAGTGACTGGAGATTACGGTGATTTGTATGATTTAACTCGTAGTGGCACCGGTGCAACTGGTTGTACTATTGGTCAGTTTAGTGATGACGGTGGTTGTGGCATAAGAATGGATTTTGGTTTTTCATGGGAGTGGCATAACGAATCGTATACTGCCGCAGTAATGAGTACGAACGGTTGTCTTAAATTAGTAAAAGAAGATTACTTCATTTCTAATATGAACAGTATGTATTGCCAAGATTACACACCTAATGCATTAGGTAGTGGACAAGATGGTTATACTAAAAATGCAACTGATACTCTTTTTCCCTTTTACACTGACTTGATTGGGAAAAATAGTAATAGTGCATTGTTATATAAAGCATTTGATGATTATGCCATATTCGGTTGGTATTTTTTAAAAGAATACAATAGAGCATCAGAAAATAGTTTTGAAGTTTACATATTTGATTACAATGATTCTGCTACGAAATGTGGAGATCATCCAAATATATCATGTAGTGATGCACAAAGAGCAGAAGTAAACAAACCTGACAACTATGGATTTGTTTATGGTGATTTAGATATTATTCAACATGATGTTTTAATAGGTGAACAAAAAGATAAGAACAACTACACTCAGTATCTATTTTATGATGACGGTACAGATAACTTAGGTGATGGTAGTGTTGACAATACATTTGATGATATGGATCAAGGATACTTAGAAGATGGGGGCGGCATACTTTTTTCAGATGCAGATGGAGAACCAGCACAATGTCAGAGCAATCCTTTATATTCAACAGATTGTTTATTATATGATATAGCATACTTAGAGTATCAATGTAATTTGGATCCTCAATATGATAGTGGATGTGAGTTTTATGAAAACAATGAAGTAGATGAAGGGTTGATGTGTGAGATTGATCCATTGTATGATCCAAGTTGCCCAGGTTATGATGCCGCAATAGCCGCTACTAGTTCAGGAGGTTACGATCCAACTACAGGATTAATTACTGATCCTACTACTGGAGAGCAATACAACACAGACGGATCTATGTATGATGATGGCTATATCTACGATGACGGAGGTGTCAATGGTGACTTCGGTGATGAACCCTGGATGGTCGACGGTAACTATGACCCTAGACTAGATCCTAACATTACATATGATGACTTGAACACAGAACAACAGATGTTAGTTGATCAAGGTTTATCTCCGCAAGATGCTATGTTTGTTACAATGGGAAATGAACAAATAGCCGCATTAGGTGAAGATCCATTAGCAGTACAATTCACTGAACTACATGACCAAGCAATGCAAGAACAAGCACTTGAATGGGATCCGAGTGGTAACATTCAGATGATTGGTGCTGATGTTTGGGCAACTGAAGAATTTCAACAACAAGAAACAGAACGATTAGAAGATATGGTTGACACATACGGAGAAGATTTCTACACGTTTACAGACCAAGATTACTATGAACATGATGTTGAAACTTATGGACAAGAAGAAGTTGATTCTTGGCATAGTAATATAGAGTTCACTGAAGACGGAACAATTAACTGGGAGACATATGAATCTGCGCCTGAAGAAGAAGTTTGGCAAGTAGTAGAAGACGATCTCCTTATGGAGTCTGAAGAAGAAATCTTTGTTGAGTCTGAAGAAGTATTTGACCTTATTGTAGAAGATGAGGCATTTGAAGAATTAATTAGTGAAGACGAGTTAGAACAATTAATTGCTGAAGAATCTCCAACAGAAATGAGAGAAGAGGCAGTAGTCGAGGAAGTTGAAGAACTCGTAGAAGAACAAGAAGAGGTAGTAGAAGAACAAGAAGAAGTACGTGAAGAACTCGCACAAGAAGAAGTTCGTGTAGAGAAAGAAGCAGAACAGGCTGTTTCAAGTTCTGGTTCGTCTTCTAAGTCAAGACCTGCATATCAAAGTGTTGCTATTGCACAGTTTGTTTCTGAGGTTTCTGACGATACACAAACTGCTAATGTAATTGAAAGTGTAATTAGTGACGGAGGAGCCTCAGCATCAGTTCAAGTTGATTCAGGCGCATCACAAAGTTTCGCAGGTCAAGACGGTAGTAGTTTTAATAACACCGGTTCACAATCAGTTGCTAGTTCATCTAGTAGTGATTCGACTGGTGTAGTTGCAGATGATTCTAGCCAACAACAATTTGAACAAGTAACTGGTCAAGTTGATACGTCTATTGACGTTGCTAGTACATCTGTAGATGTCGCACAGACTTCTGCGTTTGAAGTTGCTGAACAACAGCAAGAGATGATGCAAGAAGAACAGTTATTCATAGAAAACTTTGATGACGGTACTGGTGGAATTAGTAGTACTGACGTACAGTTTGAAGATAATTTAACTGAAGCATTGGCGACTGGTACAGGGTTGACTGAGTTTTTAAGTCAAAACGTTTTGAAGTACAGAACTCAGTACAAGAACAACGTACTACAGAAGCAGTTGAGAGTTTAGCAGACAGTGTAGGCTCTGCTGTTGCACAACAGAATTTGGAAGCACAACTTCAAAACATTCAGGATGGCGAACCTACTGAAGATGGCGGTTATGCTGACCAAACTATTGCTGTTGCTTATATAGGTTATACAGCAGGCTTTAGTGCTTACACAGGCGAGCAAGTATATAGTCAGGGGAACACAGGTTTCTTTGATACTAAACAAATGCCAGATGGTAAGATAGATGATAACAAAATGGGATTCTATCGTATGGCTGGTAATACACAAGAAAAGTTGTATAAGATGGTTCTTATGCAATATGGAATAAATCCAGATGAAGAAACACAGGAGCAAAAATAATGAGTGACAAAGAAAACATCGAAATCGAGGGCGGCGATGGAGTCGTTCAAAACTTAGATTTAGACAAATATACTGATCTACTTCTAAAACTAGACGAGGCTAATGACAAAATCAGAGAGATGGAAGCATTAACTCAGGACTTAAGAAAAGTTTCCCATGAAGTGAAACCAAAAGAAAAATTCAAACTTAGTCATCTATTCATGGACGACAATAAAATCAATGAGAAATCAATCATTGGATTTGCATCGTTCTTTATGATGGTTGCGTTTGGTATTGTAGACTTAGTGACAGGATTAGACGGCACTGATTTAGTTATATCAGACTTTATCTATACGTCTTTTGTTGTTGTTACATTAGGATCATTTGGTATTGCTGAAGCAGGAAAAGCATTTAGCAGTAAACAATAGGAGTATAATATGGCAAGTGTAGAGTATGAAGGAATTAAAATGAGTGGTAGCAAACTGCTATTCATTTTACCCTTATTAGGTACATTAATTGGTGGTTTATGGGGAGGCTTTGAACTCTATAGTAGATTGCTTGATGCAGAAGAAAAATTAGTAAATCTTCAACCAGAAGTAATTGAGCAAGAGATTGTTAGATTAACTGAACT